CTAAAAACCCATTTCAAGAGGTTTTTGTTCATTATGGTTTTGGAAAATTCCCTATTTATTCCCTTACTAACTGGGGTGATAAAGATCCAATCGTAGAATTTGCTTCTCAATTAAGAAAAACCAATGACAAAGAAAATTGGGTATTGGCTAAAAAATTAGATCCTAAAATGAGGGTGTTTGCCCCCGTTATTGTACGTGGTGAAGAAGAAAAAGGTGTACGCCTTTGGGAATTTGGTAAAGAAATTTACATGCAACTTTTGGGTATAGCCGAAGATGAAGATTACGGTGATTACACAGACATCAATGAGGGGAGAGATTTTACTGTGGATGTAGTTAAAGGGGATGTTGGTGGAAGACAGGGTCTAAAATCATCAATCAGGATTAAACCAAAAACAACTACTTTAAGTGCTGATGCTTCTTTAATTCAAAAGTTTCTTAAGGAACAACCAACATTATTAGAAATTCAACGTAGAATGACTTATGATGATTTAAAAGAAGTATTACAAAAATGGTTATCTCCTGAAGAACCGGAAGAAGGTGCAATTATTGATGACGAAAATGATCTTGAAGTTGAACCAGCATCACCTCCTGCTAAAAGCTATAAACTAAACTCACCAATCCCTCCCAAACCATCAAAATCAGATAAATTTGACTCTTTGTTTGATGAAGAGGGAGAATCTGATGATCTTCCTTTCTAATTAAATTAAAATTATGGCAAAAACTAAGAAAAGCGAATCGCTAACGGCAGCAGTCTCCAAAGAAATTCAATCCAAATTTAATCTTGAGAAATTCAAGGAGAAAAAGATGCTTAACGGTAATGTTAGATTTAAAGAACAAAAATGGATTCCCCTTAGTCCTGCATTTCAAGATGTAACAAGTGTGCCCGGTATTCCTACTGGGCATATTGTTCTACTTCGTGGACATAGTGATACAGGTAAAACAACAGCTTTGATTGAGGCCGCTGTCGCTGCTCAAAAAGCAGGTGTATTACCAGTGTTCATTATTACTGAGATGAAATGGAATTGGGAACACGCAACACAAATGGGTTTACAAGTAAACACACAAGTAGATGAGGAAACAGGTGAGGTTGGGAACTATAGTGGATTTTTCCTCTATGTAGATAGAGAAACTTTAAACACAATCGAAGACGTAGCAGCATTTATTTTGGATTTAGTAGATGAACAGAAAAAAGGTAATTTACCATATGATTTATTATTCCTTTGGGATTCAATTGGCTCAGTACCTTGTGAATTGTCAGTTCGTTCTAACAAAAACAACAACGAATGGAATGCTGGTGCAATGAGTACACAATTTGGTAACAACGTAAACCAAAAAATCACATTATCACGTAAAGAATCCTCCCCATACACTAATACCTTGGTATGTGTTAATAAAGTTTGGACAGCAAAAGCAGAAGTACCTATGGGTCAACCTAAGTTGATGAATAAAGGTGGGTTTGCCATGTGGTTTGACGCTACGTTTGTAATTACCTTTGGTAATGTCTCAAATGCTGGTACAAGTAAAATCAAAGCTATTAAAGATGGTAAACAAGTTGAATTTGCTAAACGCACTAACATTCAAATTGATAAAAATCACATTAATGGTATTACAACTCGAGGTAAAATTATTATGACTCCACATGGGTTCATTAATGATACAGATAAAGAAATTAAATCATACAAAGATGAACATGCTGCTGAATGGAGTAAAATATTAGGTGGTATGGATTTTGATATCTACGAGGAAGAGGATGTATTGGAAAGTTCAATGAATATTTTTGAACAAGAACCTGATTAGTTAGATTTAGTTAAAGAAATTTATTACATTCCAATCGTATGAAGAAAAACGAATTATTAAACCTCCTAAATCAGATGGATAAACAAGAAGATGATTCTTCTAGTCCACACAACCGTGTACTTTTGATTGACGGTTTGAATCTATTTTTTAGAAACTTTGCGATGATGAACTTTGTAAATGAGCAAGGTGTTCACATTGGTGGTTTAGGAGGTTTTATTCGTTCTTTAAATTCATTAATAAACCAAATTCAACCAACATCAGTTTATGTTGTGTTTGATGGGATTGGATCCTCAACAAACCGAAAAAATATGCTACCCGAATATAAATCAGGTCGTAATTTGGTTCGTATTACTAATTGGGATGTGTTTGAAAATTTAGAAGAAGAACACGATGCTAAAATAGACCAAATTGTAAGATTGATTCATTATTTGAAATGCCTTCCTGTTAAAACATTAGTTATAGATAAGGTGGAAGCCGATGATATAATCGCATATTTAAGTGATATATTGTCTAATAAATATAATTCCCAGGTTTTCATAGTATCCAATGATAAGGACTTTGTTCAATTAGTAAACAATAAAGTTACATTATATAGACCAGCTGAAAAAGAATATTATACACCACAAACAGTAAAGAATAATTTTGGTGTATTAGTAGAGAATTTTATTTTATATAAAATACTGTTAGGTGATCAATCTGATAAAGTAGAAGGGGTTAAAGGGTTGGGTGCAAAGGGAATTTTTAAGAAATTTCCTGAACTAGCCGAAAGACATATTACTTTTACAGACTTGATTGATATATGTGCTTCTAAACATAAAGAACACGTTGTTTATTCAAGGGTGGTTTTTGATGTTGAACGTTTAGAAAATACTTATCGAATTATGGATTTGGCTAACCCATTAATAGATGATAATGATAGAGAATACATGCAAGAAGAAATAGAATCTCCAACTCCAATTTTGAATATTGAAGGATTTTTACGATTTTATAATGAAGACGGATTAGGTAAGATGATTAAAAATCCTGAGTTTATTTTAAATGATACTTATAAGGTATTAAATAGTTTTAAAAAATAAATATAAAAAAAAAGTTGTATTTTTCATTTTTACCATACTTGCCCTATATTTATAATCGAACAAAATATCGATTATGAATTATCAAAAAATATACGATCAAATAATAGACAGAGCAAAAAACAGACAATTGGAAGGATATAAAGAAAAACATCATATCCTTCCTAAATGTTTAGGAGGAAAAGAGGATAAAGATAATCTTGTAGAATTAACAGCTAGAGAACATTTTTTATGCCATCGATTACTTTGCGAAATATATCCTAATGAAACTAAGTTAATACAAGCTTTATGGTTAATGACTATAGGAAAAAATAAACATAACACTTTATATAGTTATTCTTTTTCTAGTAGAACATATGAAAAGGTAAAATTAGAGTTTATTAAGACAATAAAAGGTAAAAAAATGTCTTTAGAAACTAAAGAAAAAATACAAAAGATAAAATCTAACATGGATATGTCTGTATTTTATACTGAAGAAGTTAAGAAAAAGATGTCGGAAAACAAAAAAGGAAAAACAATACACACTAAAGAATCTAAACAAAAAATAAGTGAATCTAAAAAAGGAAAAAAAAGAAATATTATATGGGGAGACAAAATAAGTGAATCCAAAAAAGGAAAACCTAAACAAGGAAAACCAATTATTCAAATCTGTCCCCAAACAAAAGAAACTATAAATATTTTTTCATCTATCACTGAAGCTTCCAAAATTACAGGAATAAAAAGTATTTCAAATAATTTAATAGGAAAAACTAAAACAGCAGGTGGTTATATTTGGAAATTTAAAAATTAATTATTATATTACATTCATAATCTAAAAAATAAAAGTTTTGACACTCAATAATTTAAATGCCTACGGGCCAGCATTTCAGATAAAAGTAATATCTGCTTTACTTACTCATAAAGAATTCTTGTTAAATATACAAGATGTTTTAAGTGAGGACTATTTTGATAATAGTGCTCAAAAATGGATTATCAAAGAAATTTTAAGATATTACCAAAAATATCATTGTACTGTTTCAATGGATGTTTTGAAAGTAGAACTCAAGAAAATCGACAATGAAGTACTCCAGGTATCAATTAAAGAACAATTAAGAGAGGCTTACAAATCTTCCGACGAGGATCTTAAGTACGTAGAAGAAGAATTCTCAGGTTTTTGTAAAAACCAACAACTTAAAAAGGCGTTGTTAACAAGTGTAGATTTTTTGAACGTAGGAGATTATGATTCTATTAGATCAATGATTGATAATGCACTTAAAGCAGGTCAAGATAAAAACATGGGTCATGAATATAACAAAGATGTTGAATCACGTTATAGAGAAGACCATAGAACTATTGTACCTACACCTTGGGAAGCATTCAATGAACTACTTCAAGGTGGTTTAGGTAATGGTGATTTTGGATTAATATTTGGTAATCCTGGTGGGGGTAAATCTTGGTCATTAGTTGCCTTAGGAGGGTTTGCTGTTAAATTAGGATATAATGTTTTACACTATACTCTAGAATTAGGAGATAACTATGTTGGACGAAGATATGATGCTTATTTCACTAATACATCAGTCCAAAATGTTGATAAACATAGAGATCTTATTGAACAATCTGTATCACAATTACAAGGTCAATTATTAATTAAAGAATATCCATCTAATAGGGCCTCAATTTCAACAATAGAATCCCATGTTAAAAAATGTATTGATTTGGATTTCAAACCAGATTTAATTCTAATTGATTATGTAGATCTTCTTCGCTCAAAAAGAAAATCTAGTGAGCGTAAAGAAGAAATTGATGATATTTATAACAGTACTAAGGGACTTGCTAAGGAATTAAATCTACCAATTTGGAGTGTTTCTCAAGTAAACCGTGCGGGTGCAAAAGATGATGTTATTGAAGGTGATAAAAGTGCCGGTTCTTATGATAAGATGATGGTTACTGATGTCGCTATATCTTTATCAA